GCAAAGTTAGAAAATGCAGTTGATAAAATATCTGAAGGAAACGCAAGAATTGCTACAATCCTAGCGAAGCATGATGAAAGGATTGAGCAGAGTATTAAAAGTGATGACCTCATCATCAAAATGATTGATGAGATAAAAGCGAATGAAGAGAAGAATCATAAGATTATTCATGGTAGGATTGATAAGATACAAGAAGATTTAAAGTCATTCTCTAAGTTTAGATGGCAGATAGGTGGTGTACTCGTAGTGGCAGCACTTCTGATTGGTGCGGGTAGTAGATTGGCACCTATTTTCTTGACTCCCGAACCACAGCAGGTTATAATACAGGGACAGAAGTGACCTGTTGTAATGGATCTGATTGATTCCAAGTATGTTGGATTAGTTTCGTCACGCCTACAAAAGTTTAAGAAGGTCAAGTCAAACCTCTATAACTTTCGGTGTCCCATCTGTGGGGACTCACAGAAAAACAAAAATAAGACACGGGGATATCTCTACCAGGTCAAGAATAATACTAACTTCAAGTGTCATAACTGTGGTGCTAGTATGTCTTTGAATAATTTTTTGAAGACGATTGATACTACGCTCCACAAGCAGTATACGCTTGAGAAGTTCAAGGAAGGGCATACGGGTAGAAACTTTGTCGTTGAAGAACCCACGTTCACCTTCAAGAAACCAGTATTCAGAAATAAGTTAAATCTTCCTAAGGCAACAGAGAATCCTTATGCCAAAGAATACCTAGAGGAAAGAAAACTTAATCCAGAAAAGTTTTACTTCACTGACAAGTTTAAAGAGTGGACGAATACCAAAAAGCAGACGTTTGACTCCACATATAGGGACGAACCGCGTATTATTATACCAATGTATGATAGGGACAAGAATCTCATTGGTTTTCAAGGAAGAAGTCTAACTCACAACTCTGTTAAATATATCACCGTGATGTTAGAAGATTCAGCGCCGAAGATTTATGGACTTGACACAATCGATGAAAAACTACCAGTCTATGTGGTCGAAGGACCCTTTGACAGCACTTTCATCAACAATAGCGTGGCTCTGTGTGGTAGTGATGGTGACTTGGGTTATCTTGAAGGAAGCGACACGATTCTTGTTTACGATAATGAACCCCGTAATCGTGAAATTGTTGGAAGGATTGAACGATGTATCGAGCGAAATCAAAAAGTCGTCATCTGGCCAAGTAACATCATAGAAAAAGATATTAACGATATGGTCCTCGCTGGACATGACGTTATGTCTATGATAAAATTGAATACATATTCTGGTTTAGAAGCAAAAGTAAAATTTAACAGTTGGAAAAAAGTATGAGCAACGGCACCAAAGTTGTAAAGAGAAACGGCAATACGGAACCTCTTGATTTGAATAAACTCCACGTCATGGTGGAGCAAGCATGTAAAGACCTGGCAGGTGTCTCTGCCTCTCAGGTTGAGATTCAATCTGGCATTCAGTTTTATGACGGCATCACCACGGATGAGATTCAAGAGATTCTTATTCGCTCTGCCAGTGATCTGATTGACCTTGACCATCCCAACTATCAGTTTGTAGCAGCGCGTCTGCTGCTGTTTGCACTCCGTAAGCAACTGTATGGTCGTATGCACGAGTTTCCCACCATCAAGGCGCACGTAGAGCGTTGTGTGGAGAAGGGTGTCTATGATCCTGAAATTCTCAATCTCTACTCCGATGAAGAGTTTGAGAAACTTGAGTCTTTCATTGATCATGATCGTGATATGCTTTTCACCTATGCTGGTTTGCGCCAGGTGGTTGACAAGTATCTGGTTCAAGATCGCAGCACTGGGGCACAGTATGAGACCCCTCAGTTCATGTATCTTTTGATTGCTGCAACTATATTTTCTAAGTATCCAAAATCTACACGTCTCGATTACGTAAAGAAGTACTATGACGCAATCTCCAGACACAAAATCAACATTCCCACACCTATCATGGCAGGAGTGCGAACTCCACTTCGACAATACGCTAGCTGTGTTCTTGTTGATGTTGATGACTCCCTCGATAGTATCTTTACTAGCGATATGGCTATTGGCAGATACGTTGCACAAAGGGCGGGAATCGGCATCAACGCGGGTCGCATCCGTGGCATCAACGCTAAAATCAGAGGCGGAGAAGTACAACACACAGGCGTCGTCCCATTTCTCAAAAAGTTTGAGGCAACTGTCCGATGCTGCACTCAAAACGGCATCAGAGGTGGAAGCGCGACAGTCCATTTTCCCATTTGGCACCAAGAAATAGAGGATATCATTGTACTTAAAAACAATAAAGGGACAGAAGATAACCGTGTCCGAAAGTTGGACTACAGCATCCAGATCTCTAAACTGTTCTACGAACGTTTTATCAAGAATGAAGAAATCAGTCTCTTCAGCCCTCACGATGTGCCAGGTTTGTATGATGCTTTTGGCACTGAATCGTTTGATGATCTCTATACAAGTTATGAATCTGATGGATCTGTTCCGCGCAAAACTATCGGTGCTCAAGAACTCTTCCTCGACATCCTGAAAGAACGTGCTGAGACTGGTCGTCTTTATATCATGAATATCGACCACTGTAACTCTCACTCTTCATTCCTGGATAAGGTTGAGATGAGTAATCTCTGTCAGGAGATCACTCTACCTACCAAACCTCTTGAGCATATTGACGATCCAAATGGTGAAATTGCTCTTTGTATTCTGAGTGCTGTCAATGTTGGTAAGATTCGTGACCTTGATGATCTGAAAGTTCTCTGTGATCTTGCTGTTCGTTCTTTGGACGAATTGATTGACTTCCAGAACTACCCTATCAATGCTGCTGAGATTGCCACAAAGGCACGTAGGTCGCTTGGAATCGGATTTATTGGTCTGGCACATTATCTTGCCAAGAACGGGCATGATTACAACGATCCTGGGGCATGGCAACTGGTTCACAATCTCACTGAAGCCTTCCAATATTACTTGATTTCTGCTACAGTGGATCTTGCCGAGGAGAAAGGTGCATGTGAGTATAGTAGCCGAACAAAGTACGGCAACGGAATTCTTCCGATTGATACATATAAGCATGATGTGGATGAAATAGTTCCGAATGAGCTTCACTATGATTGGGAGGATCTTAGACTTCGGGTCAAAAAACACGGAGTACGGAACTCAACATTGTCTGCTCAAATGCCATCAGAGAGCAGTTCCGTTGTGTCAAACGCAACAAATGGAATCGAACCACCTAGAGGATATCTGTCCATTAAGAAGAGCAAAAAGGGACCACTCAAACAGATTGTTCCTCAATATGCAACTCTTAAAAACAATTATACGCTCCTCTGGGATATGGGCTCCAATCGTGGTTATATTAATATTGTTGCTGTGATGCAAAAGTTCTTCGACCAAGCAATCAGCGGCAACTGGAGTTATAACCCACTTCAGTATCCAGATAATGAAGTTCCAATTTCAGTGATGGCACAGGACCTTCTGACTACATACAAATACGGTTGGAAGACTTCTTATTATCAAAACACATACGACTTCAAGACTGATGAGGTTGACGAAACCGACAAAGAAAGTCTTGAGAATCTAATCGCTCAACTAGAAAACGCAGAGGAGGAAGAGTGTGAGTCTTGTAAGATTTAAGACAAACAGCGAGAGTAAAAAACCAGTGGTAGATTCCATGACGGTGTTCAACTCAGAAGTAGTTGACACCAAAAAACAACCTATGTTCTTTGGAAAACCTCTGGGTATTCAAAGATATGACTCTTACAAGTATCCAGTTTTTGATAAACTGACGACGCAACAACTTGGTTATTTCTGGAGACCTGAGGAGGTCTCCTTACAAAAGGATCGCAGTGACTATCAGACATTACGCCCAGAGCAAAAGCACATTTTTACCAGCAATCTTAAATACCAGATCATGCTGGATTCTGTACAAGGGCGCGGTCCTGGGATGGCTTTTATCCCATACTGCTCACTACCTGAGTTAGAAGCATGTATGGAAGTCTGGGGGTTCATGGAAATGATCCACAGTCGCTCCTACACCCATATCATCAAGAATGTCTATGCAGATCCTTCAGATGTGTTCGATCACATTCTGACTGATGATCGTATTGTAGAACGTGCTGCCAGTGTTACTGAAGCATACAATGAGTTTATCAATGCCGCCCATCAATGGGATAATAGCAGTGACTGGAAGCACGCATTGGAAGATGTCCCTTACGCACTAGAATCAAGGTATGAACTCAAGCGCAAACTCTTCAGAGCAGTTGCAAACGTTAATATTCTTGAAGGTATTCGCTTCTACGTATCCTTTGCTTGCAGCTTTGCGTTTGGCGAACTCAAACTTATGGAAGGAAGTGCCAAAATCATTTCCTTGATTGCCCGCGATGAGAATCAGCATCTTGCCATTACTCAGAACATCCTTAACAAATGGAAGAATGGTGATGACCCTGAGATGCAGCAGATCTTCAAAGAAGAGGAGCAATGGTTGATTAGCACCTTTGAAAATTGTGTTAATCAAGAAAAACTTTGGGCGGAGTATCTGTTCAAAGATGGATCTATGATTGGTCTGAATGACAAACTGTTACAACAGTATGTTGAATGGGTTGCTAATCGTAGAATGAAAGCAATCGGACTGAAACCAATCTATGACGTACCTGCAAAGAACAATCCACTTCCTTGGACAGAGCATTGGATCTCTTCTAAGGGTCTTCAGGTTGCCCCACAGGAAACCGAAGTTGAATCCTACATTGTTGGAGGAATCAAGCAAGACGTTAAAAAAGACTCCTTTGCAGGTTTCTCCCTCTGAGGAATATGAAGCGTTTCGTGAGGAAGCAATAAGAGCATTCCAAGAGGCAGCTAAACGCGACAATTTTCTATTTGGTGACTACGACGGATACGAAGCTTATAGGGAGGACTAAGGTCCTCCCTTTTTTTATAAATATCTAAAAACCCTTTAGAGATGAAGACATATAAGCAATTTTGTGAGCAGGCAGGTATACTTAATAATCCTGTTGTAAAAAATATAGTTGGTAGAACTGGTGCAGGTAGACTTGTCAGAGCACTGGGTCTTCAGGGTGGAGTATCAATGACCAACAATAAGGTAGCTCAGGACTTGGTTGATGTTGGAACAGCAGGTTTAGGTTTTGGACCTGCTGCACCTGTTGCCATGGCTGCTACTGCTGCTTCTAAAGCTTATGGTCCATTGTTGAATAAGGTTGGTAGAGAAAAGTTTATTAATCAAAACGTAACAGCAAATCTAACTAGAGCAGGTTTATCAGGATCTCCTAGCGTTCAAAAGAAAAATCCAACTCCTGGAGATATTGAAAAGATGACAAAAGATTATATGAAAACTATAAGGGGTGTTAATGGTCCACTTTATGGATCATCTTATCGTGGTGGAGTTTAATTATAAATATCCTTATAGGAAAGTTGTGTCCGTCAGATGAAGTCGTTTCATAGTTTTATAACTGAAAGAAAAGCAAAGAACTTTGGCACTAAAGGTGGTGAAGGTGGAACACAATCTACCTCTAATACCCCTTATAACAGGAGGGAGTCGCGTGCCAATATGCAAGACCCCAATCGCAGTCAAAGGGGAGGAAGACCAAATCCTGTAAGAGGAAGAAGAACACCTGTAAGTATTCCTTCTAAATCTGGTGATCTGATTACCAACTTTGCTGCTGATGCAAATGTTCCACCAGAAGAACAGTTTCAGCGGTTGTTAGATAAAGCTACTAAAGATGCTAGTGGTGAACGTGTCGGTCAACAAGCAACTCACCCAGTAGACGCAGAAACCACAAGACAGTCTGGTAGAGAAAAGACTGGTGGGAGAGTAAAAGGTGACCGTCCGGTAGGAGCACAAAAACCACGTAGTAGATTTGTTAAAGGACAAGGATATACTATTCCTACACTAGGAAAACCAGCAACCAGAATTCCTGGAGGAACTGGAACATACTCTGGTAGTTTGGCAAAAGGAACATTAAAGTTTTCTGGTGATGCCAAGTACAGACAAGAATTAGAAAAGTTAGGAATAAAACTTGGCGATAAAGTCAAAAGAACTTCTACATCTACAACTACTGCTACTCCAACGAGAGTAACAAGTGGTGATATTGATTTAGGAAAAGTACAATCTAAATCAATAAAGACTTCTGTACCTAAGGTAAATGTAACTACTTCACAAAATATTGATTTGGGTAAGGTTGCTACCCCAGCACCCAAACCATCACCTACAGCAATTAAGGTTACCAATAGAGCATCTGTTGATCTCCCATCAACTTACAGACCAAAACTTAGATCTGGACCTCAAGTAAAAGTATCTGTTCCTGCATCTCTACCTAAAGCAGCACCTGTTACTCGTGTTGCCCCACAACCAGCAGTTGCAAAACCGACAACATCTAACGTTAAAGTTAAACCTCAAGCACCATCAAATGTAAGAATCAAAGCTCAACCAAAATCAGTTGCTGGTGCTGCTGATGATGTGATGAGGCAAATGGGTTCTCACATGAGAAAAGGTGCTCGTATCGTTAGTAGAACTGCTGGTGCTGCTGGAGCACTCTATGACATTGGTAGTGAGTTCGCAACACTCAAGAAAATGGGTGCCTCTAATGTCAAGGCAGCAACAGGATCTGTTGTACGTGCAGCAGGTGGTGCTTTAGGTGGTGCTTTAGGTGCTGGTTTAGGAGCACCTGCAGGTCCTGTAGGATCAATTCCTGGAGCAATCGCTGGTTATACTGTAGGTGCTGATACAGCATCAAGGTTGTTTGATAGAATTGCTGGTGCCCCTGATGAAAAGACAACTCCGGAGAAAATTAAAAGGAATACTGCCAGATTAGCAAACGATGCTAAGAAGACATTCGGTCAGTTCACATCTGGATTGGGTAAAGCATATACTGGTTTTGTTAGACCAGAATATAGACGCTGACTAAATATCTATATCAAACTGTAGCAAGAAAATGTCTTCATTATCGGGAAAAAATATTGGTGAGATTTCTAGTCTCTATGAATCTATGTATTCTAGCGTAGAGGATGAAAAAGAAGTTTCTCTTAAAGAGTTCTCAACAGAAGAACTTCTTGATATGTATGCTGAAGAAATACGTGAACAACTTGTTTCTGAATTAGAAGAAAATTTAAAAGAGGAACTTAAGTCTGCAAATATAGACGAAGCGTATGGACTTGGACTTCTCGGTAAAGCACTTGGCATAGGGACAAAAGCTGCACGATATCCAAGAGTTGGTGGAGGTTCGGGTAGACAAGTTGGAACTATTCGCAGAGCAACCGTTGCTGGTGGAGCAGGATATGGTTTAGGAGCAACTGGAATCGGTCAGGAGATACTTTCCAGAACGGGTTCTGCACTTGGTGCTGCTGGTCAGGAATTTATGAATCCAGGTTCTAGTACTAAGACCAAATCAGAAGGTGAATTTTCTCATATTACAGGGTATGACAACATTCCTAGTGGTCATACTTATTGGGACTCCAAGAAAGGATCATATGTAACTAAACCATGATGCAAAATATTTCTGAAGATAATAAGTACGAGATCTCACGCAACTCTAGTGGGCGTGTAGAATATACCATGATTAGACCTGATGGTAGCAGGGAAAAAATTCCTGCATCCTACTGGAGGACGATGCAAGGTAGAATTCCAACAAATCAAGTTACTGATTTAACAAAGGTTTCTTCTACAGGTCCTCAAGGTGTTCAAGCATCTCAAAGACCCACAGGTCCTCAAGGTGCTCAGAGTGCTACCACGACATTAAGTGGTCCTCAAGGTGCTCAGGGTGCTGCACCCAATCCACCTGCACAGAAATTTGAACGCACTGATGATGGTTTCTTCCTGATTACTCCCAGTGGTGGAAGATCCCGTGTTAGACCTGATGATGTGCGTAATATAGATCCTGCAAATGTCACTGACTTGAGGACAAAAACTCCAGGTCCTCAGGGCGCTCAGGCGACTCCAGTTCCTACAGGTCCTCAGGGTGCTCAGGCATCTCAAGGTCCTACTGGACCAACAGGTCCTCAAGGAGTTCAGGCAGTTGAACCACCCAAACCACCCAAACCAAAAGGTTTGAATATTGATGGTATAGCAAAATATGCCAGAACTGGAGATATATCTTCATATGCAAATTACTTAAATAAAACTGCACCTAAACCAGCAGGTGCTCAGGCAACTCAACCTGTTCCAGTTCAACAAGCTGCTTTGGGTACTAGTGGATATGATCCGAGGAGACCAATTCCTACTGCTGGAATTAAAAATTGGGCGAAAAAATATGGTCCAACAGGGGATAGAAAACTAAAGTATCCAACACCAAACCAACAAAGTTTATTCAAGCAATTAGGTATGAAAATGGAAGCATACGATTTAGTTTTAGACTATCTCCTCTCTGAGGGGCACGTAGACACCGTAGAAGAGGCGCATTACGTCATGCTCCAGATGACCTCTGAGCACGTCCGGGAGGTCGTAGAAGAGAGAACTAATGAAGACGTATAAGGAGTTCTCAGAGCAGGCATATTCATCAAAGTCTCAAATTGATGAAGGTCTTGGCACTGCTCTGAGAATGATTAGTAGAGTTGCAAAGAAACCACTTCAAAAAGCAGCAACAGGTGCTATGAATTGGTTTAACAAAGGAAAGAATACTCGCATTCCAAACGAGGCACAGGCACCCTTTGGAACGCCTCTAGAGTACTTCAAAAAGAATCCTAACCCCAAAACTCTGTTTGGTGATGATGCCTTACAGAGGGGTATGAGCAATAAGGCATATAAGGCAGGTGAAAAACCTGGACTTCTTGGAAGACCTGACAGAGCATTTGGTGTTGATATTCCACAATCAATCAGGCAAAGAAGGATTGTAGGAGTTCCTGCAAGTCAAGGTGGTCCTGGATCAGGTCCAACTCCAATCACAAGAGAGATTGTGAAGAGACCAATAAGAGCTCTTAAAGGCTTGACAAATAACTGAAACGTCAATAGACTAGGTTTGTCCCGGTTAAAGATAAATAATAGCTTAATATTATAAATATAGTATGAGCTATGAGAATCCCTGGTATTTTAAGGGAACACCTTTTTTATCTGAGGATATTGACGATAACTTCGGTTTTGTCTATCTTATTACAAATACAAGATCGGGTAAAAGGTACATTGGTAGAAAGTACTTCTGGTCATTCAGAAAACCACCTGGTAAAAAAAGGAGAGTAAAGCAGGAATCTGATTGGCAAAAGTATTACGGTTCTTGTCCGGAATTAAAAGAAGATCTCAAACTATACGGCAAAGAGATTTTCAATAGAGAAATTTTAAGTCTTCACGATACGAAGGGTAACTGTAACTACGAAGAGACAAAGCAGTTATTCTTAAATAATGTCTTAAGCGAGGCTCTTGACGATGGGTCTCCCGCATACTATAATTCCAACATTCTAGGGCGTTACATGCGTAAAGACTATGGTAACTTTGGAAGAGACGTGTCTAAAGACGACTGACTGGGCGATAGATCGTATACATACTCTCTGTGAATCCAATACCTTCACAAGTATTGATGACGCCTTTGCAATTCAAGGTGAATTTTATGAGTGGTTGGACCCAAATTCTCTAACTCATGACATAATCTCACTAGAATACATAGGAGACAAGTATGACTACTAGTCACGGACCTTCTAAAGAATTCAAAGATAGGATTCTAAAAGAATGTAAACGATTGACTTCAGAGGGTGAGCACATTGAAGCATCGCATCTTTTTAGAACTTACTTCCCTGATGAAAAAAAGTTGACTTATGATCATTGAATTATTACTATCACTAACTCCACTTGACTATCAGCATCTAGCAAAGGTGGTTCAGGTTGAAGCAGCACAGAACACTGCAGATGAATTCTGCGTTGCTGCATCAGTTCTTAACCGAGTAGCATCTGATAGATTTCCAAACACGGTTTCTGAAGTGATCTATGCTCCAGGTCAGTACGAGGGCATATATACTAAGAAATCAATTGTTCCGAATCCAAAACTTGTAGAGAGGTTAAGCTCTGTACAGGGTAGGAATAGTATACTATTATGGTCAAAGGTTCTCAATGGTAGAACCGACTACAAAGGACAATCTATGTTGAGATATCGGGTTGCTTCCGAAGATCCGATGTGTCATCCTAAAGGAAACTTCTATCACTATTATTGGCAGTAATGAAATTTAGAGAACTACTTCGCGGCGCACAAGCAACAGTTGAAAAAATTCTTACACCTAAGAAAGAAGAAAAGATTGAGTGTGCTATTGATGATGAAATAGTTGATTGTTCTGAAGTAGATTCAACTCCTTTTACTGGTATTCCTGCTCCTGCTTATCTTCCAGAGGATCCTTGGTTTGGTCCAACTCCAACCCTTACTGAAAAGCAAAAGGACTACATGGCAGTTGAGATGGAGTGGAAAATTGAAGAAGAAAAAAAGCGTAAAGAGTCTGGTGCAGAATCAGACGACATTCATCAAAAGATGTATGAAATCGCAACACAAAATTGGAACACTGTGAGTGAAAGTCAGGGTGGTTCTGAAAACTTCCAGGAAGGACCTGGTGGTTGGCAATCGGGTAATGGATGGAATGCTTTTAAAAAATGACTGAAGACTGGAGATTTACTGACGAACGTATGCAGTTGAGAGCTGCTGTGTTTCGTGCTCTACAACATCACCTTGACGAGAACTGTAGAGCAGTATATGAGTTTTGCCATGATTGGGTAAGTCAAGGTAATCAAGACACGACCAACGTTGAACTTTATTTTCAGGAGTACTTACGTGATGTTCACCAAGAAAATGTGTGGAAACTTGAAAGTTGCCTTAACCTCAATCCTACTGAGCAGTTGCTTCCTCGCACCGAGTCTGAGAGCGGAGACCAAGACGACTGATCCAATCACTGAGGAAGAATACTTTACTCCTCACGCTCAGGGATGCATGTTACTTAGGGAATGCACCGATCATGTCCAGGAACTCAAAACAGTCACAGACCTCAACAAGGATAGTTTCCTTGCTGACGTTGATTATAGTGTTGTTGCTGATGAGTTTGACTCTCTCGTCCGATCACTTAATAAGGTCGGAGCTAGGGTTTTTCTAGCAGATCAACGATACTTTCCTGTCGGTCATCGTGGTGTCTATCATACCGTAAGCAATAACTTCTTTTTGAATGTCGCTCACATGCGTCGTCCTGGCACTATGATGTCGGTCATGCGTCATGAAGGATGGCACGCCGCTCAGGACTGTATGGCAGGTAGTATTAACAACAACTTCATTGCCATCATCATGAATGAAGAAGAAGTTCCTCGTATGTATGTGCAGATTGCAAAGAGTGCATACGCATTTCAACCAGAGGCAATTCCGTGGGAGAAAGAAGCATACTGGGCAGGTCATACTGAAGGCATGACTGCAAAAGCACTTAAGTCTTGTGCCGCCGGAACTATGTGGACTGATTACGATCCAACACCAATGACACGCGAATGGTTAGTTGAGAAGGGGTTTATCGCTAAATAAAGCTGCCTAACCTCTCTTACCATGCCCGAAGAAGTAAAGAAGGAAGAAGTAAAGGAAGAAAAGAAAAAAGGACCTATTGGAAAGTTGAAAGAAAAGGTTGAGGACTCTGAGGAGCACCTTGCCATTCTTTCAACTTTTGTTCGTTTGGGGATTCTTGTTTGGTCTGGTGGTATTCTCACCCTTAACTATGTTACCATTCCTAATTTCCCACAAGGAAAAATCGATCCAACTTTCATAGCCTCCGTGTTCACTGGGGTTTTAGCTACGTTTGGAGTCCAGACTGCAAAGAACAAGGCTAACGGTGGTAGTGCCCCTGCAGGTGGTGTGAGCAAATCTGATCTGGAGAAACTGATCAATGCTGCCGCTCAAACTGCCCCCGCTCAGACGATTAGGATTGAGCAAGCACCACTCCAAATCGGAAACGGACCAGCAAAGTCAGACGATTCCTACAAGATGTGATGTCATGAATATAAAGTGGGCGACATTGACAGTGGGAGCATTATTTGGTTTTGCTCATATCGGCATTCTAGGACATATTCTTAATAGACCACAATATCCTATTATTAATTTTCCAGACGGTGATTATTCTTCGTTTAAGGTTCAGTCTGGAAAGAATGGTTACAGTTTTGAATACAAGGCAAACGATCCTACTGTATTAGAATCAACTAAATCTTTGATGGTTGATAAAGACAAGCGTGGACTGTTTGGTCCTACGACTGATATGCGTCGTGAAATTCGCAGTGATCAATATACTATGGATGGCACTCGCAACATAGGAGGTGCTGTAGACCCTGAGGGAAAGTCCCTTGCAAAAAGCGAAGAGTGCATCAGGGCGGACGCTGGCGCACGAAGTCAAGGTGCGATGGCGGGAACCGCGATTAGTGCTGGTCTAGTTGTCCCCGCAGTTAGTGGTATTCCTTATATTGGATGGTTAGCATCTGGATGGGCAATGCTTCTAGGTAACAAGGTAGGTTCAGAACTTGGATCCGAGATTGGTTCCGAATTCAATGATTGCTAATGAATTTAGTATTACGACCTCTTGCTGATACTAATGATGTAACTTGGAGTATTATCATTTCCATATTAATACTTCTTGCTGGCGTTGCTTACTACATATATACAATTATGAGTATGGCATTCGAGGAGTTGGACGATGAGCGATCTGACAAATAAAGACGCAGAGCAGGATACAAAGATTGCTGTAATGGACAGCACTCTAGAGAATGCTATTCGTCGAATTGAGATGGTTCATAGTCGTATAGATAAGACTGAAGAAAAAATTAAAGAACTTAAGCAACAAGTTACAGACAACAAAATTTGGATTCAGAGAGCGTCTGCGGTCATTGGTGCAGCAGTAGCTCTTATTGGAATTATTGTTGCAATGCCACAAGATGCAGATTCAAAGGAGTTAAAAAATGGGAGCAATGACCCCGCCAAGCAGGAAGTCGTGTTACAACTTCCGAGTAGTTGAGATAAACCGTGTTGTTGACGGCGACACTATTGATGTCACCATTGATCTTGGGTTTGATTTATTCAAGAAAGAAAGAGTTAGAGTTGCAGGCGTTGATACGCCAGAGAAAAGGACTAGAGACCTTGAAGAAAAGGAGTTAGGTATCCATGCGACGAATTGGCTCAAAGAGAAGTTGGATGGTGCCATTACTGGGGATGATGATCTTATTATTCGCACTGAGCTTGTTGGTGGTATGGGCAAGTATGGTAGATTACTCGGTTGGCTCTACATTGGAGACTCCGAACTATCTCTCAATGAGCAGATGATTGACGAAGGATATGCTTGGGAGTATGATGGTGGAACCAAGCAAAAGAACTTTGAGGAACTTCGCGAAATCCGCAGGGCACATGGCACACTTGTTTAGTTTTTTATTTGCAGTAACATTATGGGTACAAGTTCCGCAGTGGTCAGATGATTGGAGTAATTGTGCTGTTGATGTCCCTGATTCATCTTGTCACTGGTATATCGTTAATGCCGACAACACCTTCGGAGAAGGTTTTGACTGGGAAACAGCACCATGGTTTGATGTAAATGGTTTGCAGGATATTGCTAATCTACATGATGATGTTATAGATAGTGGGTATCAATATACTGTTGAGGCACTTAACGATGCAGAAAATAGTTAATGTACTCGCGTTGTCGTCTTTTGTTGTATCTGCTGCCGTTGTTGGTGGCGGCGTGTATGTTTATCTTAACAAGGACGCAATGGTAGAAAGCGCCAAGGAGAAAATTACAAAGGCTGCTACAGAAGCAATAGCAGGAGCACTTCCTGGAATGTTAGATGCTGCTATGCCTGAACTTCCTGAAGTAACGGGTGGTGCTATGCCTAGTGGTGGCGGAGGACTGCCTAAGTTCTGATGGCAGACATTCGTGATATTGGTATTAGAAATGTGGAAGTTCGTGATATAAACATCCCAAGTTGGATGACAAATCAACCACGTCTTCCGGGTGCTCCTCCGGTAACTGTATATGTGGGAGTTCCTGTTATTGATATTCC